GATTACATATCGGGAATACCGGAGGTTTGCAAATGCAAGCATCTAACAACAAGCGGTATTATACTCCGCAATTCTCAGCCCTGGCGGCCGTCTCTGTCCGCCGTCTCGCATGGTCAGTAGGTAAGCCCATGACATCAACAGTCGATTTAATGGTCAAGCTCGTATCATCTTATGTGGAGCCTAAAAAAATCTGTCTGTCTTGCAAGGACAACACGCGCTGCATCGATTGCAGTTTTTACAACCCGCCCACGCCGCAACAGCGGGCTTCAATCCTGGCCTCTATGGGTCTGTAATATTCGGTTCATCCAAGCTTAGGAGGGGTTATGTCTTTTTACTATCAGGTCTTCGCCCATGTCTACCCTGCGCAATGCGACAGGGTAATAGTCCACAGCCATATTTTCAGAGTGGATGCTCCCAAATTACCGAAGCCGTCCCTTTCATCATTCGGTAACTTCTTTACTCTAAAAAAATTTTTCAAAACCAGAGAAAAGGCCGAAACATGGGTGCTCGGCCTTCACAAAAAGTATGCAAAAGGCCCCGTCAAAAATCCCAGCCTTGACGGCGGCCAGCTCTATTTATTTCAGGAGGTTTAAGGATGAAAATTACAACAATCAAAAAATTAAGGACTTATGTTACCCGCAATTCTTCATTTCCGGAGAAAACAGTCAATAACGTAATTATAGAGTTAGGCTACCCTCTAACAGGGTCAGGGGAAATCTTAAAAGAGCTTTCCGCAGACTTGGTAAACTGTGCGGAGAATGGAGCTAACATCGGCATTGGCAACTTTATCTATTATAGCGATACCATACCATTTTACAAAAAAAACCGCGCCGCCATTGTAAGCCACATCGAGCGCACCGCCGAGGAATTGGGAACAGACATTTTTTCTATGGTACAGGATTTTGGAGTTTTCCGCAATTCGGAAAAGCCCACGCCCACGGAAATCGGAAAGGCATTATGGGACAAAAGCCACACCTACCCCGAATTAACCAGCCTTTACAATGTTTTCGCCTGGTATGCCTTAGAGGAAGTCGCAAGGGCTTGGTACAGGTACTTGGAAGAAAACCCCGGCTACAGGGCAGAGTTAGCGGCATAGCCAACAGCCCCGGCTTTGCGCTGGGGCAATTTATCTTTTTTGGAGTTACGACGATGAAAACAAGCTTTTCAATATCCGCAGAATTAAAGGCCATTATTCCAAAGTTTCAGCTATTGGTAACGATGGATGCCCCTAAAGAACACGCCGAGGCTTTAGAAAGGCTGGAAAGCCAGCTAAAAAAATGTCCAAAAATCGGCGAGACAGATAGCCTGGATGAACACCCGGCTATATTCCATTATTTCTACGGCGGTTCGGATTTTTACATCTGCGAGTATAACCCCGATGACGATCAAATGTTCGGCTATAGTATCCTCAACGGCGATTTGCCAAATTCGGAATGGGGATATTTCAGCGCCAAGGAATTTGGACAATCCAGATATGTGAACATTGACTATCACTTTCAAGAGCAATCTATAGAAGCCGCCCTGTATAAGTCATATCCAAATTATTTCAAAAAACCGCAATCGCTAATGTAAGTTTTACGCCCCGGCCTTGCGCTGGGGCATATCTTTTTTAGTGTTATACCCATGAAAAAGCCATCCGGCGGATCCGCTGGATGGCCTTTTTAGCATCCAGAAAGCACAAATTCAACACATGGTATTGCTACGCTGTTTCCCAATGCTTTATACCTTTGATTATCAGAGATTAGCTTTCCGTCATGTCCGTATTCTGTCCACCCATCGGGAAAGCCCTGCAATCGCTCACATTCGAGAGGTGTTAATCTACGGACATCATATTCACTGGTACAAATACATTTATTCTCCTCAACGTACTGATTGCTAATTCCTTTACTATCACTTGCACACAAAGAGCCTATAGTATCTTGATATAAGGTTACAGGCAAAAAATACAGCCCTGTATTTGCACCATTCCCCCCGCCATTTGCCCTAAGTGTTACCGATGATTGAGCGTTCATTTGAATTCGGTCTGTAGAGTAACCTATGTTTACAGTGTATTGTTCAAAGCCTTTATTAGCATTGCCGGCAACGCTTTTCCACGAAACTGCGCCCTTTTCAATATTCCCTGTTTTGCTATCTTGCTTAAAAAGTATTTCCCCGGCACCTCTGCCTGCAAAATCTGCGACAAGGTAGATGCGACGGCGACGCTGGGGCAAGCCCCAGTATTGGGCATCCATGACCCCCGCCAGGCCAATGAATAGCTATCTCCCATGACCGCCCCAGCAGCCAGCCACCCGATTTTTCTCGAAGGTCTAGGAATTGAAACTCCCTGCTCGGCAATCCCCGCAATTTCCTGAATGACCGTCTGGAAGTCCCTTCCCCTGTTTGAGCTAAAGACCCCAGGCACGTTTTCCCAAATAATTCTTGCTGGACAGGTGTAGTTTGTTGCAATCCTCATTTCCTTTATGACGCGCACCGCCTGTAAAAACAGCCCTGAACGCTCCCCATCCAGCCCTGCACGGCAGCCCGATATGCTTAAATCCTGGCAAGGCGAACCGAAAGTGATAATGTCCACCGGCTCAATTTCTGCACCGTCTATATTCCTTATATCCCCTAAATGCCGCATAGCGGGAAAATGCCGTTTGGTAATGCTGATAGGAGCAGGCTCAATTTCACTCGCCCAGACAGGCAATATTCCATTCCTTACAGCAGCAAGCGGAAACCCGCCTATGCCGTCAAATAAACTTCCTAAAGTCAAACCATTTTCCAGATATAAACTATTTCAGTTAAAAAGCCGTCCGGCGCGACAAACCGGACGGCAATGCAAAAAACACGCTCCATTGGGAGGGCGATGGAGCCAATTTAAGAAGCTTTAGTTTTGAGAATGACCATATTCCCTTTTGGACGTGTTACCAAAAAACCGTCCCTCTTGCGGAACCTCAAAAACAATTCCCCATATTCGAGGCTTTCTGTGGTAGCGTCAAACTTTTTAAGCTCGATACCCCTGCGGTTTCCGTGTTGTATCCTTTTGGGATTCATAAAGATTGCAAACGCCTGATCTTCCTCGATGTCGGCAATCTGCGGAAGTATTGAAACCTCGTGATATGGGTATAAATCCAACCGTCCCGGCATTGCTTCTGTAGGCCGCCGCCAAATTGGGCGGCCTGTGGTGTCCTCGATGTTGGCGACATGATTTAGGATTGTTTCATTGATGAACCATGCGCAATCTTTTCTTTCTTCTGCCGGAACCTTGTAGACGGCATCACGGAAATCCTTCCAAGTCAAATCATCTATGGTGTTTCCCTTGATTGTTACCTCAGTAACATCGGCACACTTTATTGCCCCTGTGAACGGATCGTTATCGGCTAACAGGCATTGCCTGTCAAATTCCTGTCCATAGGTTTCAAGAAATTCATCCACGAACATAGCCCCCAAATCTACAAAAACGTCCTCTTCAAATTCATCGAACCACGGAATGTACCCCGCCAATGTGTAGGCTTTTAACTCCACACGTTCAGCACCTTTTGGCTTGCTCCCCTCGATTTTTTGGCCGTAAGCTGTAAGCCAGTTAAGCTGAACCCCGCCCCGGTCTCTGGTAGGCAGGAAGATAGATGACCCCATCATCGGGCGATGCCGGACAAGGCCCATCATCACGCTTTTTTTGGCGGCATCGGACATAATTTCCGTTTCGTAAATCGGATTGATAAGGTACTGGTCATTGGTTGCCATGTTGCCCATCGGCTCGCCGAGAGCAGCCTTTGAAACCGTCCACCCCTTTTCGCTCCATGACACATCTTTGGGGTTAGTCCAATTATCATTTTTTATGTTAGGGCTAAACGACAAGTCAGCTAGGGCTTTATGGTTCCCTGTCCACGCCGCCGCAATACCTTTGCCCAGGTTAAAAAGAAGCTCCCGCCTTGAAAGCTCTCTTGGGCTTGAAGCCTGCCCCTTGATTTCATCTCGCAGGGCCTTGACCGTACTTTTAAGGGCTTCGACCTCGCTCGTTTCCTGAACCGTGACAGTCTCCAGTGTTTTTACAATCCCCTCAAGTATCAATTCCTTTTCCTGAAAATACGCCGTTGCGGTTTCTGTGTTGGTAAATCCGGTCAACTCGATTTTCTTCATTTCCGCTATCTTTTGTTTGATAGCCTTTAATAGCTCATCCATCTTTTCACTCCTAAAAGTTATTTATTAAGCCACCCCAATAATAAGCGGCATTATCGCCTTCTTCCTTTTTACTCTTTGCTAATGCAAACGGATTAGCCGGAACATTGCAAATAGAAAATTCTAATAGTTCCTGCTTGCGAAAAATTAAGTTCGTTCCATCCTTACTATCTTCTTTTGACGGTATTTCAATCTCCACAGGCCGGAAGCCGACCGACCCGGCCCAAATAACCCCAGCCTTTACCCGCTGTCCGATAGACCAGCCGAAAGGGTCAAAAGACTTGTCGTTGAAAAACACAATCCCATGCAAGCCTTCATCATCAACAGCAAGCCCCTCAATTTTTCCTATCGCCGGAATGTCGTACCTGTGCGCCCATTCGACAATGGGATTATTCAAATAACGCTTGAAATCCCAGCCCTGCGGATCAATCCGTTCACCAAAACGGTCAAGGTCTAATGTCGAAAGCGTCCATGCAAACCCTTCTGCTTTAGGCGGCATGGATGCCGCTGTATCCAATGCTTTAGGTGTAGTTTTTGCTTCGCAAAAACTACAAGCTAAAAATTCGCATGGATGCGAATTTTTAGCACCAACATCAGCCGTTAGGTGAAACGGAACGCACGCTATCAACTCCACATCACCAGAAACTTTTTGAAGCCCTGCAGTTTCCTTTTTAACGCCGAGAAAATCCAGCAACACAGAAACATCGCCAGACTTAAATTCTCCGTTTTTCGTTCTGACAATCATTTTATTCCTCCCTTAGTTTTCTTTTTGCCCTTTTGCCTTTCCGGCAATGGCTTCAACTCATAATCCCTGCCGAAAAAATTAAGCTCTTCCGGCTTGACAATCCCCAAATAAATGGCGACATGGATCGCCTCGTTTTCATTCCGCACGTTCAAGATCGTGTATATTTCAGACTTCCTGTTATCGACCGAGCGTTCAGAAATGTGCAGGGTATCGGCAATCTCCGCCCCGGTAAACCCGTTGCAAAAAAGCCTGAGTATTTCAATCTGCCTGTCCGATAACGTCCCTGTCGGATTAGGCTCATAGCTTCTCGTTTCAATCCTCCTCTGCACTTCCGGCGAAACGTACCTATGCCCTTCCCTGATTTCTTCAAGCCCCTTGCGAAATTCCTCCGCCCCTTCCCAAAAGCTGGCGTAAGACCTTGCCCCGTTGGCAATGCAGTACATGGCACGGTCAGCCGGGTAATCGCAAACGGACACTACCGCTATATTTTGTTTGGGGAACCGCTTGTGCAAATCGGCCAAGATAAAGTGAGTACAGCATTGAAAAAACATGGAATCTATCAAAACAATCCGCGGCTTCATTTCGTCGATAAGCATATTAAGGCCGTCTTTATCGACGCCGGTAACGGCAACATTGTCAAAGCCCAAAGCCTCCGCCCGTTTCTTGATAAACGGAAAGAGGTTTACGGCCCTGCTGACAATCAACGTATCCGCCATTATTGCCCCTCGCCGCCTTTACTGCCGTTAGTTGCAATCATATTTTTTGGTCGATACCACACATCGCCCCAGGGTTTTGTTTCCTTCCCCCTTTCCTTTAGCACGTCATTGATGGTTTTAAGCCCTGCGTTTATTTCCGCTATGTCCCTGCTGCTCTGCGCATCCTCATTGTTTTGAAGCTCCGGTATATCCCACAAATCAAAGCGACCCGTCTCTTTTATTCCAAAGCGCATAAAAAACTGGCTTTCAAGAATTTGCTCGAATTGGCGCAACAGGGGAATAAGCGTGTATTGCCAAAACGCCGAGTGCTGCTCTTTCGTATCTTTGCCGGATA